GCCAACAAACCAACGGCAAGCAGCCGCCCCAGGGCGACAACCAGCTGACCGAAGAAGAGCTGGCCGTGTGCCGCCACATGAATCAGACGCCAGAGGAGTTCCTCAAAGCCAAGGGCGTCAAGGTTGAGGAGACCAAGGCATGATCATTACTCCGTCACTGCTTACCGCATTGATGACCAGCTTCAAGAAAGAGTACCAGGCTGGTCAAACCATGGCAGACCCCAAGTGGAACATGGTGGCCAGCCGGGTGACCAGTTCGTCCAAGGGCAACACCTACGGCTGGCTGGGCCAGTTCCCGACTTTCCGTGAGTGGGTGGGCGATCGTGTCATCAAAGACATGAAGGCTCACGGATACGAGATCACCAACAAGCTGTTTGAGTCCACGGTGGGTGTTGCGCGCACCGACATCGAAGACGACAACATTGGCGCCTACGCCATGCTGTTCCAGGAAATGGGCCGCGCAGCCAATATCCACCCCGATGAGCTGGTATTTGCCCTGCTGGCCTCTGGCGGCAGCACTTTGTGCTACGACGGCCAGAACTTCTTCGACAACGAGCACCCGGTTTACCCCGAAGTGGATGGCACTGGCGCGGCTACCCTGGTGGCCAACCAGGATATTCCGGCAACTGATCCTGGTACTGCCTGGTACCTGCTGGATGTCAGCCGCGCCATCAAGCCGCTGATCTACCAGGAGCGCATCCCGGCGGATCTGCAGCAGATGACCAAGAACGACGACGAGCATGTGTTCACCGCCGATGAATATCGCTACGGCGTGCGGGCCCGCTCCAACGTTGGCTTTGGTTTCTGGCAGATGGCGTACAAGAGCCAGCAGCCGCTCACCAAGGAGAACTACGCCAAAGCGCGCACCGCCATGATGAACTTCAAGGCTGATGGCGGCCGCCCGATGGGCGTGCGCCCGACCCTGCTGGTGGTGCCGCCCACACTTGAGCAGGCCGGCTTTGAGGTGCTGAAGGCCGAGCGCGACGCCAACGGCGCAACCAACGTGTACCAGAACTCTGCGGAGCTGCTGGTAACACCCTGGCTGAGCTGAGGAGGTAATTGATGGCCACTCCGAAAAAGCAAACCGACCAGTCTGCCGCCAAGCAGCCTGACGACAAGAGCAAGGAGCGGGGGCCTGCCAAGGATGGCACCTCCTCCGGCGAGGTAACGCTGGAGGTGTATACGCGGCTGGAGCGCCGGATCCGCGCAGGCGTGGTGGTTACCCAGGAGCCGCAAACCGTTGCAGTCTCTGAGGAAGCTGCGGCCCTGCTGGAAGCTGACCCGCATATCAGAGTGAAGCGCGCATGAGTTACGCCAGCCAGGCCGACATGATCAGCCGGTTCAGTGAGCGGGAGATGGTTCAGCTCACCGATCGGAGTAATGCCGGAGCGATCGATGCCGTCGTGCTTGATCGCGCCCTGGCTGACGCAACCGCCGAGATAGATGGTTATCTCGCTGCGCGGTACCAGTTGCCACTTACAAGCACCCCGACCGTTCTGGTTCGGGTGTGCTCCGATATGGCTCGGTACCACCTGCACGACGACAACATCCCGGAGGTGGTGGAGACGCGCTATAAGGCGGCGGTTGAGTTGCTGCGCCAGGTGTCTATGGGACGGGTTTCCCTGGGCGTTAGTGATGCTGGCGATGAGCCCACTTCTAACGATGGCGCTGAGATCCAGTCTGGCGGACGCGTGTGGGATCGCGCAGACAGCAAAGGGTTTATCTGATGCTGGACTTGACCGCCTGGGCTGAAAGGATTTCGACCGCTGAAGTGCAGGCGTCACTGGCGGCCGACGTTGATGCGGCCAGAAAGTCCAGAACGCTGCCCTCTGTGGTGGTGGTTCCCGGCCGGGAGGCGGTCACCGTTGTGCCGATGACGCAGGGCTCCAGGCACAAGATTGTGGTTGAGGTGTTGGTGGTTACCGGGGTTAGCCGGGGCAACCAGCCCCTGGGCGGCCCCATGGTTGATCAGCTTTCAGGAGTGCGCAGGCCGGTTCTGCAGCGCCTGGTGGACTGGATGCCGCCGCCGTTCGGCACATCAACGCCCAGCCGCAGCTGGTACGACTATTTCACGCTTCCGGTGCTGAGTTATGACACAGAGGTGGCCTGGCATGGCGGCCAGCTGCTGTCTATGAGCGACAACGCCCTGTACTGGGTAGATGCATTTCGAACGGAGTATTGGTGGACGCCATGAGTAAACGTGTGAAGTTGCCGCAACGCGGCGGGCAGTACCAGCGGGCCAAAGATGGCGCGCCCAAACCCAAGACCGCCGAGCCGGAGACCCGGGACGACGGAATCAAGAAGACCTCCGGGAAGAAGGAGTAACACATGTCTGGATTCAAGATGCGCCGGCGCGTGGTGCTGGCAAGCGTAGAGACCACATACGGCACTGATGCAGCGCCGACCGAATCGGCTAACGCCATTCTGGCGCGCACCGTGCAGGTGACGCCGCTGGCTGGCGAGAACATCCAGCGCAACCTGATTCGAGGCCACTTCGGCAACTCAGAAGAGGTTGCCGGCGAAAAGCATGTGGAGCTGCAGCTGGAAGTTGAGTTGGCCGGATCCGGCTCTGCCGGCACCGCGCCTAAGTGGGGGCCTTTACTGCGCGCTTGCGGCTTTGCTGAGACGGAAGAGGTGGGCATCTCCGTATCTTACAACCCGATTACCGGCGGCGAGGAGTCCATCACCTGCTGGATTCACCGGGACGGAGTGCTGCACAAGTTTGTGGGCGGCCGGGGCACAGTGAGCTTCAGGATGTCTACCAACAACATCCCCTACTTCACATTCAACTTCATGGGGATCCTGGGGCCAATCAGTAACGCCGAGATCCCGCAGGCGGATACCAGCGGCTGGATCATGCCGGCTCCCGTCACCAACGCGAACACAACCGCGCTGAACCTGTTTGGTTCGGACCTGAGCTTTGACCAGTTGAGCTTTGACATCGGTGTGGAGACGGTGAAGCACCAGTTGGTGGGCCAGGAAACGTCCATGCAGATCACGGACCGGCAGCCGACTGGCACCGCCGTGGTAGAAGAGCCGGCCCTGGCGGTGATCGACCTGTACGAGAAGGCCAAGACATCTGCCCGCGGAGCGCTCAGCGTGACCCACGGCAAGGTGGCGGGAAATATCATTGAGTTCTCCGCTCCGGCAGTTGGCATTGGCAGCCCGACCGAGCAGGACAAGAACGGCGTACAGATGCTGTCTCTGCCGCTCACCATCAACCCCGACACCGGCAACGACGAGCTGGTGATCACTGTTAAGTAAGGAGCCCTCCCTTATGTTCAAGCTCAACCCAAGTCGCACATTTCGGTACCCGGTTTCCGTAGTGATTTTCGACGGTGACAAGGAGGTCACCGGCCAGTTCACCGCCGAGTTTAAGGTGGCGTCAGCCACTGATCTGAAGCACCCCGAGAACGAAAACAAGCGCCTGCTGGACATTGTGCTGGTTGGCGTGGATGGCGTGGAGGTTTCAGGGGCTGACGGAAAGCCGTTGCAGGGTGACGAACTTCTGACTGCGCTCAAAGCGGACCCCTCCGTGAGCACGGCCCTGGTTAACGCGTACCAGGAGTCCATCACAAAAAAGAACCGACCGAGAACCTGAGGGCGGCAGGCCGGTTCTGGGTGCAAGGTCGTCAGGCAGATCCTGGCGGCCTTGAGTCGGATTTGCAGGCCTTCGGTATCCAGGGAGTGGACACCGAATCGCTGCACCGGGATGGGGATCGGGAGTTCCTGGTCCTGCCGGAAAACTGGGACGCAGTTTTGACTTTTCTCAAGTGTGCAACCCAGTGGCGATATGCAGGGATGGCAGGCGTAAGAACGGGGCTGGATTACACCGCCGTGGATGTGGTGATCCGAATGAGCGACCTGGACGATCCGGCCAGAACGTTCAGCCAGCTCCAGACGATTGAAAGCGGCGCCCTGGAAGCGTTTCGGGAGCAACAGGACTGAACATGGAACAGATGAACCTGACGCTTGCCATCAAGGCAAACAACAAAGGTGTAAGCGGTACCGTGCGGGAGACCGCCCGCGAAGTCCGTGGCCTTCAGGGTTCTCTGACAGGCACCGCCACTGCCGCCCAGGCCAACACTCGCCAGATGGCGGGCCTTACCACGGCCGGGCAAGAAGCCAACCGGATGTTCCGCCTTCAGAAGGGCTCGCTTCAGCAGGCTGGCTATCAGTTTCAGGACTTCTTTGTACAAGTCGGCTCTGGCACCAGCGCGTTTGTCGCGCTAGGT